TCTTAAAGAAAATGGCACGATTGACAAACGAACAATTACATGAGGAAATGCTGCAAATTAAAGCAGATGTAAGAGAGATCAAAATTAGATTATTAGATCCAGATGATGGGACTATCTCAAGAGTTAATCGTAACACTGATTTTAGAAAAAAAGCTAATGGTGCACTATGGTCTGTATGGATTGCAGTCCTAGGCATCCTTGGTAAAATGATATTTTGGAACTAAATTATGAATAAACAAGATTTAACAAATAGAATAAAGGGTTTAGTAAAAGAAGAAGTAGCATCTGTATTATCTGAAAGGAATTATAAATACGGTGGTCTACTTGACCCAGATAAATTTGACCCAGTAGATCCAGAAATACATATAGTAGGATTTGGAACAATGAGTAGGTCATCATTAAGAACAGAAATATCAACAAGAATAGAAGGAGCACTTAAGACAGCAAAAGATGCATCTGCAGGTGGACCTAATTCTTATGACAAATATAAGTCACTCGAAGGAGTTTTCGAAGATAAGGGAGTCCTTATGCTTCAAATAAAAGCGGAGATAGAAATCTCCCAACAATTAGAAAGTTTACGTACAAAGGGAGGGCGCCGAGCTCAACCAATCCCAAAACAATTTTAAGGTTTCATTAGGTTTTACGAAAAAGTTTTTATATATTAAGTAATTAATAAGGAAAAGAAGTACGCTATGGGTGTAGCGTATGAATTAGAGAGCTCCTTAAGGTAAAAGGACAATAGTGTCCAATTAAAATAAAGGAGAATAAATTATGAAAAATTTGATTTTAACAATTGCTTTATGTTTTGCAACGATAGTTGCGACTCAAGCACAAACAAAAGGCGACTGGTACGTTGGTACTGGCGATATAAGTAACGTGGCATGGACAGAGTGGGCAATTAGCCCAACTGTAGGTTACGGAGTAATGGATAATTTAATGGTAGGATTATCGGTTTCACAAGCAGATTCAACAGTAGATATATCATATGATGTACATGCAAGATATTTTGTAAAAGGATATTTTGTATATGCGGCTACTAGTGGATTAGATACTGAGACGTTAAGTCTTGGAGTAGGTAGGATGTTCACGATACATAGAGGTGTATATGTAGATCCTAAAATCGTTTATAATACAGAGGATAAGACAACAAACCTTAGTTTAGGTTTCGGTCTTAAATTCTAATAAAAATAAGCGAGCTCTCTAAACACCCCGATTAGGCAATTTTGCCACAAAACATTTATTACAAACAAAGAGGAAATATTATGGATTCAGTAATCAAATATGTAGTAGGATTTTTCGGAGGATTAATGTCAATTATGATGGCAGTTCTTCCTGTAACTATCCTTTGGTCTGTCTTAACAGGCGGAACAGTATTTGGAATGGATGTAATTGCTAATTTATCTGCACTTGTTACTTCACTTGGTGAAGGAGGATTTGTTGGATTAGTTGTATTAGTAATTATTGCGTCATTCTTTACAAAGAAATAAGTTTACAATATAATTAGGAAAGGTGCTTTTTAGTGCCTTTCCTTTTGTTAACTTTTTCAAAACATTTCTGGAAAAAGATTAGGTTATATGAAATATTTTTCTTATCTTTATATATAGATAAAAAGGTTAGAGGTCAAGCCTGAAATTGACTTAAGATTAAAAATTAATAAATGACAAAAAACAATTCAGTTCATCAAATGGTAGAAGTTCTTAAGAGAATAGGACCAATGACAGAAAACGAGATTCATCAAACAGCATTCGGTTATGATAGAAATAACTCATTCGGTTCAAATAAGAAATATGCTGATATGCTTCGTAGAGGTATGAGAAAGGGTCTTATTCGTAGAGTAGAAATGGCACATGATGGAGTTAACTTAACTAGAATAAATACTAAGCCAACCAGATCTAGATTTATATATTATGCAACCAGAATACCAGAAGTAGAATGTTCAATGGAATTAGATAATGAATGGGCTAATGAATCCATATAAAAAAGTTAACAAAAGATTAGGATCTTTGAAATAAAGTCCTTATATTAAGTATATTAAAATAAAAAATAGAAAATTATGAGTTATTATGTAAGCAAGGTAAAGATTGCAACCGATACACCGAAAGGAGTTAAATGGCAAACAGAAACATATTTAGTAAATGCAGTATCAGTTACGCATGCGGAATCATTGGTAGTTGAAGATTTTAAAAATGATGGAGTTGATTTTGAAGTAAAGTCAGTTAGTTCATCACAAATTTGTAAAGTAATCAATAATTCTAAAAACGTATAATATGAGTAAAGTTAGTAAAGTTAAATATGAAGTTAATGATAAAGTTGTTTTCAAGACAATGGGTGTTCCAGCCGTAGGTGTAATTACAAATGTAAGAACCGCGGATAGAAAGACGTTCTATGATTTAAGAAGTGAAGCCGGGTCAGGTTTCCTTTTAGTTCCAGTAGATAAAGCAAAAAATAAATATTCAGAATCATATGCAATTATAGATTCTAAATTAACTGCATCATGGAATGCAGCGGTCGATGCAGGAGATTGTACTCCAACTAGATTATTTGCTAAAGAAGGAGTAGGCCATACTAGAGCTAATTATGCCGAACATATTGAATTATGGTTTGATGGCGAAAATACAAAGCCAGGCGTGAGTGTACAACAAATGGAAAAAAGAAATGATTTTGTTTTTCCAACTCAAGGACCTAGATCATTTTAATATGGATAAGCATAAAAAGAAAGTACTTAGACAATATCCTAATGCATATGCTGAACATAACTTAGATGGTGTGCGAATTATGTCGGATGATAAATATTTAGCAGAAGAGTTCTATATGCCGAGTACAAGTGACGAAGAAGTAGCATGGGAACATGCTGCTATGTCATGTAGATTGACTCAAAATTTTAATAGAGCACATCCTGCTAGAATGGACTTATCAGATGTAGAAGGAAAGTTAAATCGAATACATAAACGTAAAAGAAGAGGAAGACGTGTTAAATAAATTAAAAAAATTACTTATGAAAAAAGAGAATAATCCACCTTTAACAGATCCAAGGGATACTGGAGAAGAAATAACTAACGAAGAAGTATTTGATCAACAAATACAAGCTCGTGAAGAATCAGAGGCAGCTGCAGATAATATAGATTCAGTACCAGAACCAGAAATTGACCTCGAGGGTGCAGAAGAATTTGAACCAACAGAGGAAGAAAAATCTGAGATGATAGAAGCATCTTCTGACCCCGACCCTGAATATCTAGAATATTCTGCAGAGGCAGTAGGGTATGAAAATCGTGAACAACAATGGGACACTTATCGTATCATTGCTAATTATATTTCTGAAGGAGATAGTGTTATAGACTTTGGTGCAGCCAGAGGAGATTTTGAAAGATTCTACCAAACCGAATTAAACGAAGATTTAGATTATTTAGGTATTGAAATGAATCAACAATTGGTAGATGCTAGCAATAATGTATATGATGGTGAGGTAGAATTGATTTGTAGCGATTGGTTTGATTTAGAAAAAGACCTAACTAGAGATTGGGCTATTAATATTAATTCTAGCAATATTAGATATGATGCTGATACTGTTAGAGATGATAAAACATATCTTCAAGATACTATCAAATGTATGATGAATCATTCTGAAAAAGGATGTATTTTATTATTAGCATCTGATATGCCAGGTATAGACGACGGCTTAATAAGTTGGAATCCAGGAGATATATTCAATTGGGCACAAAAAGAATTTGGAATGGTGGCAATGGACCATACATTCTCAAATGATATATTTACATTAATTATTTATAAAAACTAAAAACATGGGATACATAAACAATACAGCAGCATACGACCAAAAAAGAATGAAAAAATATGGGAAACTATATGGTTCGATTGATTTCGAAGTTAATGATTCTTTAACAGAGAGAGCATTTGAAAGCAATGACAAACCAGTTGTAGGCAAATTACATATTGGGAATAGAACATTTGATGTTACATTCCAAGAACTTGACCAAATAGCAAGAACAATGAATGCTGCAAAAGATGTAGTAAATAGAAAATATAAAATGGGAATGATGCGATAATGGGTTTCCATAAACGATATATTGATGACGAGCAAGTAATTGACATCTACCGAAAAAGTGGGTGTCAAGCTGTTATTGATTGGTATCAAAAGGGAAATGATGCAATCATTCTATCAGGCACATTATCAGAAACGATTCATACATTAATGAATATATTAGAACATGATCAAGTACGTGGCTGGAACAGGATTTCAGAAGTTATATCGAACGCTTCTATAGAAAAAGGTTTCGATAATTGATATTTATATAAAAGGGATTATATGGCAAAATTTGGAATGTATACTAAAGGGACTAATGAAAACAATCAACATATAAGTGTTGTACAAGTTATGTCAAAACAAGAAGCAGAGGCATATTTTGCGGGACGTAAACAATTATCATTAGTACAATTTCATAACATGTTCGTTGTTCGAGAAATACGAGAGCAAGGACAAAATAAAAATTTATTATTAGGATAATGAAATTAAACGAACTTGAAATATTTGAAGATGATTTTGATTTATTTGTAGCACTAGATGATACAGATAAGATTGAGTTTTTATTCGATGCAACACAGTTAGGACTTGAAGCAGCCACAATTAAACAAGTTGGTAAATTAGCTGATAGATATGCACCGAAACGCCCAATGGTCACTGTCGAAGATTATCAAGTAGGTCCATATAGATTGTGTATAACACAATATCCAAATAAAATACATTTGAATTCAAACAGTATAAGAGCTATACGTAAATTCACAGAGAAATTATGGAATGATGGTCTTTTATTAAAGAGGCTTGATTCTAAAAAAGATGAATTTGATATATATCGATTTTTAAGAGTATATGAAATTATAGGAAAGGTAGATCCTTTTTGCAGCAACTAGATATTTATTAATATAATTGGACATCACTGCGGGTTGGCTAGTTATTTATTATTTTATTAACATTAAATTATTTAAGGAGATTTAATATGGGAAATTTATTTTTACACGACCGTCTATTTGCGACGGATTTATTATTCAAAAACTTTTTCGATACAGATTCAATGTTTCAATCTCATGTAGATTCGAAACCAACCTATCCTGTTGATATTGCTACAACAGAAACTGGTTTGGTTATTGAAATTGCAGCAGTAGGGATTGATAAAAAGGATATCGATATCGAAACTACAGATAACACGCTGAAAGTTATTTATGAACGAGGTGAAGCGGATGCGCCAACTGAGTTCGATTATATTCATAAAGGAATTGCAAGAAGAGCTTTTAACTTAGGTTGGAAGATTTCTCCGAAATGCGATCTTTCGAAAATTTCAGCAACAATGGATAAAGGTTTGTTGTCTATCTTTATTCCATTTACAGAAGAGGCAACACCAAAAACAGTTACAATTAAGTAAATAAAACCAACCCGCGGTGTACAATTATACATATATAGATTTTAACGGAAAGAAATATTTAGTAAGACGTATTATCAAAGAATCTAGTCTTAAACCTAACTTCGATCAACAAGTTCTTAAACAATGGACTATGTCTGATACATTATTACGAAAAGATGGCATGTATTATTGTTGTGAAACAATTCAGGAAGCAGATATAATAAGTTGGGACAACCAATCTGCAAATACTATAAGGCGATAAGAAATACCACTATCATAAGAGTAATGTATATCGCAGGTGTTATATCAATTTTTTCTTTCATATAATATAATATAACAAAAAAACCTGTAAAGCAGATTAAATTAATATTAATTTTAGATTAAAAAATTAATTCAAAAAGCTTCAAAAAGATTTGCCTAATTGAATTATTTTTCTTATCTTTATATAAAGAAAGAAATATGCATAAATTATATCTGGTAAGTTTTATAATCGAAGGAAGGAGATGTTTTAAGATAGGCATTACATCTAACTTTGATGTAACAAAACGATTCCAGAAACATATCGACAACGGTGATATTTTAGCATTTAAGATATATAAGAGCTCCTACTTTCAAAGTTATGATGATGCATATAATGCAGAACAGTTGTTAATGGAGAATATAGTAAATAAGTTTGGAGGATATAATTTTAATGGAGAAGTTAGATTTCATAATTTTTGGTCTAAAAATAAGTTAGGCGGCATAACAGAAATTAGAAAATATAAACAAGCAGAAGTCAATTTTGCTTGGAAGTTTATAGATGAAAATGGAAAAAAAAGTTATAAAAAGCTTCAAAAAGATTTGCCTAATTGAAATAAATTTCTTATCTTTATTATATAAATAAAAAGAAAAATATGAAAGAAAACCTGAAAGTACTCCAAGCATTTGTAGATGAAATGAAATTAAATAGTTCTCTTATTGCTAAGAAAGCTATTATTAATGCCTATGGCAAGAATCCATTTATCAAAAGTGCATTAGTTTATGCATTAGATCCTTATAAAAAATATTATATAACCAGTAAGACATGTAAAAAGAACGTAGACATATGTGATATGAATAAGATTCATGATGATATATTTCATTTGTTAAACGACCTTAATGATAGGGTATATACAGGACATAATGCAATTGCAGTAGTAAATGCATTTATACTTCAACATAAAGAATATGAAGATTTGATTTTTAGTATTATAGATAGAAATTTAGAAATAAGAGCTTCAGAATCAGTTATTAATAAAGTTATTCCAAACTTAATTCCAACATTTGATGTTGCATTAGCAAATAAATTTGACCCTAAACGAGTTGATTGGAATGATGTATGGTTTGCATCTAGAAAGTTAGATGGTGTTAGATGTATTACAATTGTTGATTATCAAGGTAATGTAAAATCTTATTCTAGAGTAGGTAATGAATTTGAAACAATACAAGTTGTTAAAGATGCAATTAAATCATTAGGTGTTGTAGGAGTTGTATTTGATGGTGAGATTTGTTTAATGGATGAAAATGGTAATGAAGATTTTCAAGGTATTATGAAACAAATTAAAAGAAAGAATCATACGATAGATAATCCTAAATATGTAATGTTTGATTATTTGACATTAAAAGAATTTGATGCTAAAGAAAGTAAAAAGACGTTGGCAGAAAGAATAATGAGATTTACAAAATTAGATACAATAATCAATGACCAAGATTCATTATCAGTTTTAGAACAAGTAGTAGTTAGTGATGATGATCATTTTGCAAAACTTAAAGCCGATGCTGAGAAGGAAGGGCATGAAGGAGTTATGTTAAGAAAGAATGTTGGTTATGAAGGTAAGAGGTCTCAAAACTTATTGAAGGTTAAAAAATTCTTTGATGCAGAATATAAAGTTGAAAGTATAGATTTTGAAGACCATAGAGTTATTAGAGAAGGAAAGGAAGTTGTTATTCCAATGATGGCGCAAGCTTATATTAATCATAAAGGTCATGAAGTTGCAGTTGGGTCTGGTTGGAACCAAGAACAAAGAATTAAATATAATGCCAATCCTGAATTGATTATAGGTAAAACAATTACCGTTCAATATTTTGAAGAAACTAAAAACCAAGAGGGTGGATTAAGTTTAAGATTTCCAACCGTAAAGCATGTTTATGAAAATGGAAGAAATGTCTAGGAATTACGAAATAAATTTATTATATTAATATATGAAAGAAAATGTAAGATTAGGTTATGCATGCGTAAACATGACATTAACGGGCCGGCCGAAGAAGGCAGGTGGTAGAGTGACAACGTCAAGGACTGCTAGAAAAGCAACTTGGCAAAATGGATCTGATGATCCTAAGGATTGGGATTTGCATTTGTTAGG